AGTTATTGAAAATAATGAAGAAGTTTCCGTTTTGACGGAAGAGCATGTTCGCGATGACCTTGTGCGCCGTGACGTGCGCCCTGCAATCCGCGAAGAAGACCCGCGCACTCGCGCTGCGCGCCGCGCAGCCGAAATTCGTAACCACATCAACGTGGACGATGACGGCGTCGATGAGTTCTTCATTGACCCGGCAGTCATCCCACCGGGCTGGTCGTATGAGTGGAAGCGCCGCACGGTTATGAATGAAGAGAACGCGGCCTATCAGGTTCAGCTTCAGTTGAAGGGCTGGGAGCCTGTCCCGTCCTCACGCCATCCAGAATACATGCCCGACAATGGCCGCTTTGCAACTATTGAGCGCAAGGGCATGGTCCTGATGGAGCGTCCTTTGGAGATCACAGAGGCTGCGCGTCAGTCTGAAATGCGTAAGGCGCGTATTCAGGTCCGCTCAAAGGAAGAGCAGCTTAATGCGGCTCCAAATGGCACTTTTGAGCGCAGCAATAAAGATGCGGGAATGGCCAAAGTTAGCAAGTCTTATGAGCCAATTCCAATTCCAAACGACTAAAAATTTAATCATCTAAAAGGATGACCCAGTCAGAAATGGCTGGGTTTTTCTTTATCTGTTGACAACAACCTCAATTCGGCATTAAAACTGCAAACAACTCCCCCCGGCGCGGGAGTTTCGTTTTGATTCTAGCCTTAGTCGCCCCGGTGCGCGACGGCGGGCTTCCCTTAGGAGATTCCATCATGGCGAATACTTTTGCGCCTAATGGCTTTGCTCAGTTTCAGGGTACCGGCTCTTTGCCCACCTATGAACAGACTCAGCTTGCCATTTCCTCCTCGAATACCACACCTATCTTTTTCAATGACCCGATTATTCAGGCAACTGGCACAACTGGCGTTGGCACTGGCTATATCACGCAGGCAGCGGCTCCGGTTTCGCTTGCCGTTTCGGGTATTGTTGTAACCACTGGTACTGCTGTTGCCACCTTTACCGCGCAGGCAACTGCTCCGGCAGTTGGTGCAACTGTTGTGTTCACGGGTACGAGCTTTGCAACGGGCGGCGGCATTAACGGCGCTTACACCATCACCGCTTCGACAACCACGACCATCACCTTCTTCGTCGGTTCTGCTTACTCAAGCACACTGACATTTGGTGCTGCTTACGTTTACACGCCGATTGCCGGTGTGTTCACTGGTTGCAAGTACCTTTCCACTGCCCAGAAGCGCACAGTCTATAGCAACTATTGGCCCGGTTCCGACGCCAACGGTGACGTTACGGCCTACGCCATCACTGATCCGAATGCTCAGTTTGTTGTCCAGACCGGCAACAGCAACACGACAGCAACAGCGGTCGGCCTTGCATCCATCGGTCAGAACATCGGCTTCAACTACAACGACTCGGCAACTGCTGGCGAAACCAATGGCAACACAGCCACTGGCATTTCGACATACTTCGCTGACCAGTACACTCTGTCTGCCAACTCGGCGCAGGGCTATGCTGCCAACGCAGTCCTTCCGTTCCGCATCGTTTCGCTGCTTAACTACACGCCCGGTCAGGTCAGCCCGCTGGCTTCGATCAACGGTAGTGACGCAACGACAGCCTACAACAAGATTGTTGTTGGCTTTAACAACGCAATGCCCAACCGCCCCGGCGCTGGCATCTAAGGGAGTAAGGTAACATGGCTGTTAATCTTTCAGCAATTAAGGACCTTTTGCTCCCCGGCCTCCGTGGGGTAGAAGGCAAGTACGAGATGATCCCATCTCAGTACGACAAGCTTTTTACAAAGCATGACTCGAAAATGGCCCTCGAACGTACCGCAGAAATGCGTTACCTCGGTCTGGCCGCTCTGAAGACGGAAGGCGGTCAAACGGCTTTCGACAACGGCGCAGGCGAACGCTTCGTCTACAATCAGGAACACAATGAAATTGCGCTTGGCTATGCCATCACGCGCAAAGCCATTGACGACAACCTGTACAAGACGCAGTTCCACCCTTCGAACCTCGGTCTGGTCGAATCCTTCCAGCAGACCAAGGAAATCTACGGCGCAAACATCTTCAACACGGCTACAACCTACAATAATGCTATTGGCGGTGACGGCGTGGCTCTTTGCTCGACCGCACACCCAATTGATGGTGGTACGGTTGCCAACAAGCCAACGACGGATGTCGATCTGAACGAAGCCACGCTGCTGAATGCGATGATCGCAGTCCGCACGAACTTCCGTGATCAGGCAGGCCTGAAGACTTTCGCCCGTGGCCGTAAGTTGATCATTCCGCCGCAGCTTGAACCTGTCGCAATCCGTCTCACAAAGACTGAACTGCGTCCGGGCACAAGCGACAACGACGTGAACGCTATCATGGCAACCGCAGGCGGTATCCCTGAAGGTTACATGGTAAACGACTTCTTCACCTCGGCTTATGCTTGGTTCTTGCTGACCAACATCGACGGCCTGTCGTACATGGAACGTATCAAGTTTGAGACCGATATGCAGGTTGACTTCGTGACCGATAACCTTCTGGTTAAGGGCTACGAGCGTTACAGCTTCGGCTACTACAACTGGCGTTCGATCTACGGTTCGTTCCCGACTTCGTAAGCCATTTGATCAAGGAGAATCCTTATGGAAATCAATGGCGGTCAAAGTCCAAACCCAGCGGGTAGCCCCGTATGGCCAGCATCGACCTTCACGGGTCCGCTGGTCGCGGGTAACGTCCAGAACAACGATGGCGCTGGCACTCTTGCCGTTGTCGGTGGTTATAACGGTCTAGCCAACACTGGCTATGCTGAGATGATCCAGACGGCCAAGGTGACACAGGCCAGTGCCGCTGGCACCGTTATCGTCATCCCTGCCCAAAGCCAGATTATTGCCATCGACCTGATGGTGACAACGGCTTGGACAGGTGCGGCAAAGACGGCTGGCATCGGCACCACTGCCTCTGCAACTGCGCTGACAACTGCTGGCGCTGTTGACGGGTCGGCCCTTGGCCGGATTGCCGTAACCCCCGGAACGGGCGCTACACAGATCGGCAACTGGGTGAATGTCGGCACCACCGACATTCAGGTCATCGTTACCTCAACCAACACCGGCTCTGGCGTTGGCTACCTTTCGGTACGCTACGTTCAGGGCATCAATCTGTCCTAAGGAGATAGATCATGAAGGGTCGTAAAAACCGCGCCACTGGTGGCGTAAACGATGCAGCCAAGGACTTGAGCGACAAGCCAGATCGCCGCAACAACGCGGACAAGGTCTTTAACGAGGCTGAAGAGCGCAAAAGCGGCGGTCGCACCAAGCGCAACTATGGTGGGATGGCTGAAGGCGGCGATGCCAAGATGCATGCTGGTCGCAAGGCCCGCAAGTCTGGCGGCGCATGTGACACTGGCAGTCCGTTTAGCTCTGCCCGTTCAGGTACGCCTGCAAAGGGTCGCAATGTTAGCGGTTCAATCAATTGATCGCTAAGACCTTGTGAAGATAGAACGGGGGCTTAACGGCCCCCGTTTTACTATGGAGAATATCATGTCCGATACATGGCAGCGCAAAGAAGGTCAGTCCAAGTCTGGTGGATTAAACGAGGCTGGGCGCGCATCCCTTCGCGCAGAGGGCCACAACATCAAGCGCCCTGTGACGGCAGAAGAGGCCTCTCATAGCCCTGCGGCAGCAGACAGGCGCGATAACTTCCGTTCGCGTATGTGCGGGATGAAGGATAAGCTCACGTCTGCAAAGACGGCTCACGACCCCAACAGCCGCATCAATTTGGCACTTAAAAGGTGGGACGTGAAGTGCTAGTCTTCCGTCTTGAGAAGTGTTATTTAAAAGTATAGAATTTTCGAAAAGGACCTTAGTATGGCCACCTTCAAAACCACTGGTGTAGTCAACCAATCCATTACCCGCACAGGCCGCTTTGAGCCTTTTGAGCTTCAGGTCGCGCGTGGCCAGATCACAGGGCACAGCACCAACCTTATTTCCGGCATTAGCGGTGGTGTGGGCACATCTACCATAACCGTATGGAGCCAAAACGCAGTCTATGCGTATCTTTCAACGGCATCGGTAATGAAGATTTCAAGCACCAGTGCAAGTGACACCGCTGCTGGCACCGGAGCGCGCACAGTTTCTATTTACGGTTTGGACGCCAATTATAACCAAATTAATGAGATTGTAACGCTGAACGGCCAAACCGCTGTCAACACCGTCAACAGCTATCTTCGTGTTTTTCACCTTGCAGTGGTCACTGCCGGATCGGGCGAAGCTGCCGCCGGGACGATTTACGCTGGCACGGGAGCTGTTACTTCCGGTGTCCCAGCCGTTGTTTACTCAGTCTATACAACCTCCAACGGCGCTACAGCAGCCATTTGGACTGTACCTGCTGGCTACACCGCATATATCACCAGCTACGCTGCTGGATATTCCAATGCCTCAGCAACCGCAAATGGCACAATCTACCTTACTGTAAGGCCGTTTGGTTCTGTTTTTGATACCGCTTCCCAGCTTCGGGTGTCTAACGGTGTTCAGGGTTGGGTTGCATTCCAGTACCCCATTGCCATCAGTGAAAAATCCGACATTGAAATTCGGGCCGTATCCTCAGCCGCAAGCTCTGGCGTGACTGCCGAATTCCAAGTCGTGTATATTTTGAACGAAGGCGCTCTCTAAGGGGTAAACGGCATGACCGTAAGCGGCACATACAATTACAATCCGTCGCTTGGCGAACTGACGCTCTACGCTTTCAACCTGTGTGGAATTCGCAACACTGCGTTGCTTCAGGAGCACATGGAGTCGGCGCGGATGGCAGCAAACCTGCTGCTTGGGCGCTGGTCTTCTGAGGGCGTCAACCTTTGGATGGTCAACCTTCAGACAGTCCCTCTTGTTAAGGGGCAGGCCACATACAGCGTCCCGTCCAACAACATTGTTATGTTGGACACGTACATTGAAACGGATAACGGAACAGGACCTCCGATTGACCGCCTCATCCTGCCTATCAGCCGCACTGAGTATGCCT